CGATATTATATAGGATCCAACCTATTGTCATCCAGTCATTTCTATCTTCTATTCTGCTGTCAGATACCATAGGTAACAGTTTACTTGCAATATCTAATGCTTCTGTTGCACTTTGTTTAATCTCTGTCTTCTCAATGGTTCTTTCTTTTATTTTATCCTTAAGCGGAGAGATAAGTCCTTGTTTAAGTTCACATACCTCTCGTCCATATGGAATAATACTTAGAATACGAGGAAGATAAAACTCGATATTATCCTTAATATTAATTACTTCTTCATTTTGGTCATATATTTTATAGTCTCGGAATGCCTTCTCTAGTGAAATTTCCTCACAGTCGGCATCATAAATCTTAGTAAGAATGTATGGATCCATGTCCTCTGATTTCTGACTCCCATATAATAGCCATGGCACCTTACAGGATGCTTTATCAATGACTGATCCGGAATCCTTTATTTCAAAATCCTCAAAAACATTAAGTTCTGTTAGAAGTTGTTGTACTCTAGGAATAATATGCACTTCTTGATCCACTTTACTAACAAATGTAAATGGAAAATGCAGATGAAAACCATTTTTGATATAACAGTTTTCATCTGTTCCAATAAAATACGCTGTCTTTTCTAAGACTACACACATTAGATTCTCATCCTTGCATCCATCTAATGTATTTCTCAGGACTGATTGATAAACCTGAATAACTTGACATAGTTGTTCAGTAGTGTATATATGTTCTGACATTGAAATATTCTCAAGAACATTATCCTTCACCTTCAAATCTACATCTGCTAACAATGGAAGATAGTGTTGTGCCTTTTCTGCAATTCCCACTGCATTCTTATTGGTATCATTGGACTGCAGTCTACTACAGTAGATATCCCATAGTATATCCATATCCTTTCTTCCAAACTGAAACCTACCTTTTGGTTGTAACAAAGACACATGAGTATGAAAGACGCCATCCACATAGTGCTGACGTAAAATTTCTTCAACATTGGAACCCATTGCTTTGTTTTAGTATTTATTTTCTATTATTTTTTCATTTTTAATATCTTAAACTATCTCAATTTGTATTATTTAAACAATTAAAAAATATCATAAAAGATTAAATGACTTGGGGAATCAGAACTGAAGATACCAAAAACGAAAATATTACAAACGATACAGAAATTTTAGATGTCAATGGAAACTCAGTTGAAGAAAAGAAGGAACTATCAACTAAGTTGTACGTAATTTGTCAGGATGATAAACCTCTCTTCTACATCAAAGATTACAAAGAAGCACAAAGGGTACTTTGGGAATGTGCACGAAAAGAAAGGTCGAGAAATATGGATATGAACACCTATGTTAGTGAATCTTTTGATCGAGATCTTATCTTAGTTACTGGCAATTATAGATTCTTATTTACAATCTATTCTCGTCTACTATCCAGATTTACAATTACTACCGTCAAATCCTATGACTCAGTTAAAGATGAGTACGAGACCGATGATGAAAGCAATTGTGATGATGATGAATCTGACGAAGAGACTGGTGAGGATACCGGTGAGGATACCGGTGATGAGACTGGGGAGGAAACTGATAAACAATGAAATAAGATTATATAATTTAGAAATTATATAATTCTAGAAATTTAGTAATTAAATTACTTAGATACTATTATTGTTCCATTCTCTTTCCACATATATATTTCGTTCTGCGGAACTTTGTTAGTTCTTATGAGCTTTTTATTTTTCCTAATCGATGTCCATAGACAACCATGAATATTGTCAAGACTTCTATTCTGCCATCGAGGCATTCCTTGAAGTTTTTTATTAATATATGTTGCACTAAGAGTTACTTGTTTTGTCTCTATTAGTATACATTCCAAATCTTGAATCATTCTATAACAGACAGATTTAGGATCAAAGTGTTCTAAATCAATTATTGTATAGAAAGATTCATTAACTTTATCTCCAAATTTAACTGCATACTTTTCTTTATCCCAACCATCATCTTCCACTACTTTGCTAAGTTTAAGATTTTTATGCTGTCTTTGCTTACAGAGTCTATACTTTGGAACTTTATATTTAGACCATGTGTCAGTTTGTATATATTCACTTACCTTTGTACTACACTTCAAATTTCTTAGACGATATATCTGCTCCTCCTGTAGTATATTGGCTTTTTGAATATCTGTACAAATTTGTTTAGGTGCATACAAAAGAAGAGGTATACTATCAGGTCTGTTATGACATAGTCTAACTGATTGAACAAGGTCGGCTATGTTTCTATCTCCCTTAGAGGGTAAGTAGTATTGATGTGTCAGATGCCACTTTCCATTAGAACTAATATAACTACGTGATCTGCCAGCCTGTTGTCCTGTTTTAATTACAATGTGGCTAAAATCAATAATTACTGATGTATCATACATCCATTGGAGTACATCTTGGATATCTATATTCTGAGAAAGAGAGTATACAGTACCTCTAGGAAAGTTATCCTTTTGTGTAAATATTTCATCATTTATCATGAATGTTTCTGGGAAGTTAGAATTGTATAATTGAAAGGATCTACTATCTTCAATAATTACTGTCCAGACTTTAGAAAGTCTAGGATGATATGCTATCTTAGATAAAAAGTCATCATGATCCGAATGCCAGACCTTAGTCTTATGTAAAACTATAGTAGGATGACACTTTTCAAAGGAATTCGTTTGTTCAGATAGTTCAATGTAGAAGTTCTCAATGCTATCACTCTTAGAGACACTATTAGAATCATTCTTAGAGTTATCATTGACCTTAATCTCCTTGAATATAATTTGGTGAATACCCTTATATGACTCTGGAGGATCAATTGTAACAATATCTTTGTTACTCAGTTGCGTATTACCATACAGAATATCAAAAACTGTAGCACTGACCTCAACTTTCTGTTTGCAATTTTCAAATAATCTGTGGTACTCTAATGGAGAATGATTTTTCACATTTCTAGATTCTTCAGGAATGATTTCTTTATATCCTAACACATCTGCTTCATCTATAAGTATAGAATATATCAACTGAGACAACTGCGTATGCAAGTTAGCTATTTGTGACGAATTATACATACAGATAACTATCTGACGAGTTGTTACTTTCTCAGGGGCAATAGATATAGTAAATGGTTTAATCTCAATACTATAGGATGACATATATAGTATATATTCATCAAGGAAACGTATCAACTTATTACGGAGCTGTAATGCATCTTTACTAAAATTTCTTACAACAATTATAGGCACTATGTTTTCATATAGAAACATAAGACAGATACCAAATATGTATTCACTCTTTCCAGCTTGGGGCTTTCCTACTATAAGTATGTTTTCTGCAGCCAGATTAATATTTGAAAAGTTTTTGAGTCTTGTACATAGCCATCTGTAAGAAATTTCTCTAATGCTTCTATCAGTATTCGGCATTTCAAAAATCTCTAAATTATTTCCAATAAATTTCAAATATTTTTAACAAAAAAAGATGAGTGAGTTGCAAAAAGATAAATGCTGTCTTACTAACTCTACTTGTGATGAGAATCAAAAATGCTGTGACCCTAATAAAGTCAGGACACAAGACTCGTGTATTAGAACACAGAATCAATCATATGGGATTCTACCATCCCTGTTATTTTATATTAGTATTTTTATCCCAACACTGGGATTCGCCTTAACTAGAAATGTTGATAATGGAATATATGGAATAGCATTTGGACTTACTTTAGTTTTGATTGCTACGATTTTTATGTCTAAATTGAAGACGTCGAGTGATAGAACCTTTGTATTCTTGAATATTGTTCCGCAATTTTTTCTCTGGATAATAATATTTATAATCATATTTGTTATTAATATCATGACGTATTCAAAGTTTAAATTAGGAAGAAGAAGACCTATTATGATAACAGGAATCACAGTTCTAACAATAATGGTAGGAGTAGGAATAGGTACATATATAAGAAATAGTGAATCATTTAAATTTAATCCATCTCATTTTATTGGAACAGACAGACAACCAAAGAGTATAACACTCAGAGTTTATGATTTAAGTAAAGGACATGCAAAATTGTATAGTATAGATAATTTAGGTATTTATCTTGAAGCAATCTGGCATACAGGTATTAAAATTGGAGATACTGAGTTCTATTATGATAAAAATGGTGTAGTATCTAGTTCCTCTTCAAATGCGGAAAAGAGATTTGGTGCCTGTATTAATGAAGTTGAAATGTATCCAAGCAAAAGGACAATAGAGGAAATAAAAGAGTTTACAGAGTCATATAAGACTATATATGGAAACTATGACCTCTTTGAAAATAACTGCAATCATTTTTCTAATAATCTCCTCTCCTTCCTCAGTGGTAATACTATCCCACAAGAAATATTAGATATGCCCCAAAAGATCCTAACAAAAACGTCTAAATTAAAAGCAAAACTACTCTTCAAAATGCTAACTTAGACTTAACTTCAATTGTCATATTAAAAAATATGACAATTTAATCTATCTTAAAACGCTGGTGGTACTAACTGATCTGGAGGATAGATTCGCTCAGATTTTCTAAATTTGGGAGGAGAAAGATTACAATCTGACTCAGATCGTACCAGTATTCTTAGGTTTTGATGATTCTGATTATCAGGAACACTAACATCATCAATGGTCATAGATCTGTATGCAGAGATACTCCTACTAAGTTGACTTACTTGTCTGTATAGACCACCTTTAGTCATGTCAAATGACATGCATCTGTTTTGATTCAACCCAATACTTTGGGCCTCTTCGATACAATTTTGATCAGCACCCATGAATACAATCTTCCAATTGTAGTCTTTCTCTACCTTTGCAATCAATAACTGAATATCAATACCCTTATATACCTGAGATGAATTCTCTAGACCATCAGTAATAATCAAACAGACAACATTGTGCAATCCAATCCCACTCTTCAATTTTGCATTGATGGCAATACCTATTGCATCATAGAGAGCTGTCATACCAGATGTATATATCCTTCTAACCTTCTCAATATCAGTTAGTACTTTATCATCAATAACTTTATTCACCTTAGTTGAGAAAGTCCACAGTGACAATACACCTGATGGATCTGTGTCTCTTTGTTCACTAATAAACTCGTTTATAGTATCTGTTGGTTCATCACCCATCGATCCCATACTAGCTGATGTATCCAAAATAACAATAATATCACGGGAGTTTGGTGTAATCATTAGACTATTCTATTTTCGTTTCAAAAAATTTGTAATAAATCAATTTTTGATTTTTGTGCAAATTGTACTATCATAATACGACATACAATCTCCACTTGATAACATAAAATGTAAACCAATATACCCAAGATCAGACGGAGATACAGTTTGGTTATGCCAATCATAAGCCGGACCAAGGTACTGCAATATCTCCTTAGTAACATCCTGACTATCTCCACTTTCAAGGTCGCCAATTATCTGCAACACAGGGTTCGGACCTCTGACTTTTGGTCCTCTATAAATATATGATTTACCATTTAATACATACCTAACTGAATACATCTTTCTCTCGTTTTCCAATATAATAGAACTATTAATCCATTGAAATACTCTTACCTTCCATAGCATATACATAAAATTAAATGCATAATAAATAGCCAAATATGTATTTTGTGTCTGAGATCTAGAATGGCTCAATAGGGTCTTTACTTTTGATATACGACCTTGGTATAAAGTCTTATTCTTCATTGCATATATACCTAAGGTTATAAATAATGTTACTGCACCTGTAAGGTGAGATACATCTCCTAAGTTTAGATTTTGCACAATACCAAACATTTTATCTAATTGCAATTAATTTTACGTTTAAATGTTATAATTGCAATTATAAATGAGCTTAATAATAACTTCGGATACTGAAGAATTTACACCCTCTGAATGTACATGTGAAAAGTGTATCCAGATGAAACTGTCTCAGGACGAATGGGACTCATTCAAGCCGAAAACAAAACTTCAGAAGAGAATGAAAAATGCAGTTAGCAGTATTGAAAAAAGAATAAAAAAGAAAAGGAATTCCAAGAGTAGATCAAGTATTATTCCGGAGCAGTCTCAATGATTATTTCTGACAGTTCCGTCTGGTTACTCACCTCGTCAATAATCCTCTTCATTTTTTCTAGATGGTCTTTCCTATTCACAAAAATTGGACCCAAACTAATTAAATCCGGCTTGGCGATCGTAACCTTCTTAAATTTCTCCTCAAATTTACTAAGGATAAATTTAGGTGGTGCAGCAGTCTGGTCAACCAACCTGTCATACTCAGATTTGCAATATTCTAAATATTTATTTCCCTCCTGTCCCCTTTGTGATTTTGGTAATGCTAACATAATGGCAATATCTCTAGCTAATCTTCCATACTCTACACTGGAAGTAAAATGCTGACTTGTTAGTTCTGTAGTATTCAAGAAACGTTGAAGTGTCCCTAATATACCTGTCATTATATTAATACAGGCAGATGCAATTGTTACTATCCCTGACCATTGTGGAACATTACCAGAACCTAAACTAGCTGATCCAGCAAGAGTTGAAAGAATTATTATAGGTAAAGAGAATCTTCTATCTATACTCTTATAATAAATATAACATTCATAATTAATATGTCGATAACAACTAGACTTCTCTGCTATAATCTTAAGAATTGCTTCTTGATCATCACTCCAATTACTATTCATTTATATTTAATAATAAAATGAATGTAAAGCATGATGGAAAGAAAGGACTGATATTTCTTATTATTACTAAGAAATCATTCTCAGATGATAATTTAAGATTCCCCGTCAATATCCTCAAGGCACTTCCGAATTATCCATATAAGATTCACATGTTCAGTATCTACGAAAAGGATATCATCCAATCAATTCTTGTCTATCCATATCAATCCAAAATCGAATTTACTGAATGTGGAACTATTATAAAAAATGAAGAATCATATCTCCCCTTCATTTCTTCAGACGAACTAGCATCATCTCTGTCAATTAATATGCCTTCCTTTTTTGGAATAAGAGATATGGGAGTTAACTCTATTTCTGAAAAACTGATGCTAGACTTATGGAATAAATCTGTTAACAGTCCATATAATGGATGTAGGGATCCTAGAAATAAAACCCATGTATGGACAAAAAGCCCTAAATCTAGAATTATTGGAATATGTAAAACCCTTGAAGAAATTAAGGAAATTTAGAAAATAATAATAATAAATGAGTAATTTAGCTTTATTTATTATCTTAGCTATAATAGGACTTATTGCAATTATAGCATTAGTAATAAATATTCTAACAATAAAAAAGTTAGCGTCTGGATTTTCCCTAATGGACATCAACGAATTCAAAGATCTACCATCAGATATTAAAGATTATTATAACAATAAAATTGTGACTCTTTATCAGGATCTTACTAGAAATATAAATCCTCAGGGACGGGAAGGAGTTAAGAGTCTATTATCTTTACCAGTGTGTCTCCTTGCAAAGTCAAAGGGAGATTCAGATCCAGACTTTACTAAAAAGTACGAATCCGATATTAATGATGTCTGTAAATCTAACTCGTGGAAGTGTGATACCGATGCAGGACAGTGCAGATTGGGAGGTGACGAAAAGATTATATCCTGTTTTAATTGTAAAAAGGCTTAATCGCTCTAAGAAATAAATGTTAAATTTAACATTTATTTCTATATAAATTCTACTCTTCAGATATACTCTGTAGTTTCTTATCTAACATAGGAACAGATTTATCTTGATCGTCAACCTCTGTTTTGCTACTAGAGGTATCTAGTATATATCCGTAGTTACGGTATATTACATATACAAGAAAGAAGTACAGAAAGACAAATATTAATTTATACCATTCTTGACACATCGACTCAGTTTCCATTGCTATTGATTATTTATTTCTAATTTTCTTTTTCAAAAATCTCAAGATTTCTTCCAGATGGATCGCCATTATGTTCAACCCATTTGGGTAACCAATAATCTATTTTTGGATCATAACCTGGAAAATATTGTGTAAAAATCTTTTTATAGTAGTATGCCTCCTTACTTGGGAAATCTTTAGCTTCATCATCAGATACCAACGGTTCCACCTTCTCTTGAATATTTTCATACCATCTTTTCCCTGAATCACCTGATACTCCATCGGACATTCCATCTTTTCTTCTCCACAGAATATCATCGGGAAGAAATTCACAATCGTTGAATGATTCCCGTAAAAAATACTTCTCGATCCTATTTTTTGGAGACTTAAGTTCCGGTGGTAAAGATCTAGCAAAATGTTGAACCCTTTCATCAAGGAAGGGTACCCGTAACTCTAGACCATGTGAGGCTATACATCTATCAGCTCGAAGAACATCATACATATGCAAGTTCTTTTGTAGTCGTCTACTTTCATTTTCTAATTGCTCAGGCGATGGCGCATAATGGAAATATAGATAACCACAAAATAATTCATCTGCCCCTTCTCCTGACAGTAGTACAATATCATCTGTCTTTTCAGAAATATATTTAGCAGCAAGCCACATTCCAACACTCGCTCTAACAGTAGTAATATCATATGATTCCAAATCCCTAATTACTTCTGGAATTGCATCAAACCCCTCATCGACTGTAAACTCTATCTCAGAATGTGTAGTTCCCAACCATTCAGCAACTCTCCTTGCGTTTAATAAGTCTTTTGATCCCTTGATACCTACTGAGTAAGTCCGTATTTTAGACGGTTTCATAATTTTACATGCAATACTCACAATTAAAGAACTATCAAGACCTCCTGACAACAAAAATCCAATAGGTCTATCAGAATTTAGCCTATCTAATACACTTGTTCGTAGTATGTTCCGAAGGGTTTTAGAGGTGATATCCGTGATAGGTAAATCTGGTGGGAACTTATAATCCCTAATAAAACTAAATTCATTGGAATACATGTTGTATGAACTAGTGCCAGGAGGTACCTGTGTTATATTAGTACCACCACATTTCAGAATGCAATCAGCTGTTGAGGACACAATGATAGATCCTACCGAACTCATACCATAAAATAAAGGACGGATACCAACTGGATCACGAAATAATAATAACCTATTCTCATGTCTTATTACAATTGCATACTCTCCTCTTACATGATTAATAAAATCAATTCCTAGTTTTCTATAGAGATAGATAAGACATTCAGTATCACTTTTTGATTTCACATCTAGATTAAAAATATTTTGTAGTTGCAGAGAGTTATATATCTCTCCATTGCACATCAAAGTAATATCATCCAAAATGAATGGTTGCTGACCATCAATAGTAATATCATTGATTGCCAATCGACAAAAGCTAAGAATGAAATCCTTATCAACTCCTGATACTGTTTGGTCAGGTCCTCTTTTTTTAATGCTCTCTAGAATCTTATCATCGAAGAGATTATCAGATTCCTTATTCAATTGAATTGCTAATATGCCACACATACTTAAATAATATTAATAATCTGTTACTCTTAAGTATAAAATTATTAATATTTACTATAATCTCTAACATAGTCTTTATTTAACCTGCTATTACTAAATTCCCAATACTCTGGACAACCAAGTTTCCAGTCCTTTGGTGCCTGTGGAGCCTTCCAATAGAATACGCAATCTTCCCAGTTATTAGTTTGGGTGGCATTATGAATATAGATAGCACAATAATCATCAGTCAACTGATCCATCAAAGCACAGAAGGTATTAAAATCTGGAACTATAGATGCATAATTTCTGTACAGACCCTCCCGATTCTTTAATAAAGGCTCTCGTAGAATAAAGATACCGTCTACATTTGTTCTAATTACAGGCTTTACATCCATAGCGTACTGAAGAGATAGAATATACATCATCTTCCAATGACGACCCTTCTTATACATAGCATTCATAAGAGGAGTATTAAATATTCTTACATCATCAGTACAATCATCTAGAATAAGAACACACCATGGATTAGGTATGTGAGCTGCAGCTAGTTTTTGCCTATTTACAAAGTCTTCGATTTTCTTCTCATTATACTCCTCAAATACAAAAGCCTCAGGAAGAAACTCGCTATATGCATGATTACTATCTTCGGATCCACTCAATGCAAGCCCTACTGGGAAAATATGTTTTTTATGATACAAAAGCGACTTAATTAGGGTAGACTTACCTGTATTGTGTAATACTGAACAATCAGTACCCAAAAATCGATGATTTCCATCAAGTACAAAACCAAAATACTCGTCTTCTTCCTTTGGTATAATAGTAAATTTGACATTTGTATAATCATTCAAACACTCAGGAAAATCTTTTAATAGATTTGATTCAATAGTCCATAGGTCACCAAATAAGCTACACGAGTACTCTTTCACTTCAGCAAACACGCCTAAGGTCTGTGCAACGTCAACAATATCATAGAGTAACTTCTTGGAATTACTATGTATCGTAATTGATTGATTCAAAGTAGAATAGGTTCCGCAGGAATCAATTATTCCTGCTAGGACTCGTTTGCGAATCTTTTTGCTATTTAATTTGTATTGGATTGGAATTAATTTCTTTTCCAGGAGTCCCATGTTTGCAAGATTTTTGAAAAAACCTTTCTCCAACTCTATATCATTTAATGAATTTTCAATGATCTTTTCTTGGAATGACTCAATATCTCGAAAAGAATCCCCTAACCAATAACCCAAAGCATATGGATCTGCACAAACCTGTTTAGCTGCAAGTTCAACCGGAACTCTATACCATCTACATGAACTCTTAAAACTCTCTGATTTTTTTAGATACTCTTTTACTGTTATATCAATAAGCTCTTCTCTATACTCAATAAATCTCTTAAGAGATAAAATATGATTTTCATTTACCGTATACGATATTCCATTATCAGGCTGAATCTCATACATCATCTCCCTATTATTACATAACTCTAAAACATTCCTTGGTGATGAGTCATCTCCCATTAATTGCATACCTTCAACGACATCTTCAACGTTAACTTTTCGTCCAGTAAAAGTCATTACCTGTGTCCCACGGGCAAAACACCCAGGTTTACCAACGACTACCAATTTTGATCCTCCGTGGTATTTTGGGTCATAGACACGAGAGGTTATGGGTGGAATTATATCAGGATCTAATTCTTTAATATGTATAGTTGGCATAATTTGTATGATACTAATACACAGTTTTAAATAAATTTTTTAACAAATAAATGCCCTTGGTCTCTCAATTTAGAAGTACCGTCCTATGGAAAGCATTCACCCTAAATGCTATTGCATCAAGTCTAATCATTCTTATCGCAATTACAGTCAAATCCGCTCTAGATAATTACTCTACTTTTATTTCATACAGTAATCAATCCATTAAACTCAAAGGGTCCGTTAAATCATCTCCTGCAGAAAATGAAGATCCTCCCGATGATATAACAAAAAAGGAAATTAACGTTACACATACTACTAGCTGGTTTAGTATTCTTGTATCTTTCTTAATTACCTTCATAATTACCCTCATATCATTTATTATTATGTATGAAGTATTTGGATTTGGTGGAGGGATGTTAGTTAATACTTAACTACCATATTGATCCAATACATTATTAGATGGCCTTATTCTAGACAGAGCTAAAAGTACAATAATCCCAAATACAGACCCAACCACTAAACTATACAATATCATATTAACTAAATTTCTTTTTGATGTTCCTTTTTCAACATCAGTCTCCATTACCCACGTAAATTTTCCAAAGTAAAAAATTATAAATGCAGCTACTGTCGCAATAGCCATAGCTATAATAGTTATATTGATATTATTCATCTTTATTATCTTGAATAATCTCAAAAATTATTTCTCAAATTTATTCGGAGTCACTGTCCCCACCATTAAACGATGAAGACATCTCCATATCTGAAAGCTCCTTAGACTTTATATATATACTCAGCTTTCCAAGACTACCAATATTAGATTTAAATAACAATGGTAAATCAAAAGCACCTGTATAAATTTGTAAATTATTTCCTAATCCTGCTATCTTGGTAATGCGTGTCAATTGGTCAGTAGCAAAAGTGGCACGATAAGTATTATTATCAACATCCTCATTATCCGACTCATCCTGCTCTCCAAACGCCACTTCCCTAGTTAGTATCCCATCTGCATCTGCTAAAAAACTTATACTAAACTCCTTAGCAACTAACTTAATATTAGTACTTCCGATACTGCTCAAATCTTTACACATCTTCTGAAACTCTGAGGAAGGAACAATTACTGAACGAACATAACCACATGGTGACTCTATCTTGATATTTTGAATCGACTGAATCTTCAACCCTGATGTTGTCAAGCGCGAATTTTCCTTTGGAATTGTCTTAATCCCTAACTCATGTGGATTATCTTCAAGAATAAATAAATGGAGGCTATCCTTTTTCTTAATTGACTTTAACATTTTATGAAAATGATTAAGATTTAACCCTAGACACATGTTAGTATCAGACGTAAATCTATAATAAGAAAAATTTTCAGCATCCAAATTTAACTCAACAAGAGTCCTTCGATGATGATCAAACATACTCAATGTAATACCTTCTTTAGAAACTTCAAAACATCCTGTTTTTAGATTATTTGTTAAAAGTTCCGCTAATACCTTAATATTGTATGCTTCGCTAGTTTTACACCTAAAGATATATGACATATTTATCTCAATATAAATTATTCTTAAGATTATAATTTAATTAATTCTGTTTAAGTTTAACTATTTTGTATTCAATAAATATGTACCTCAACGGGAAAAAATTTGAACTCTTCAAGAATGATAACAAAAATACGATTCTCATCAGAATAGCTAAACAGCTTAATACAATCCCAAAATATCTTTTCTTCAATTGCGGTATTCCCGATAATTTCACTGATAGTAATGTAAAAGTAACAGATATTCTTAAGGTCATAAAAGACAATCCAGATTTTACTGAACTGTATACTCAGATCTCTGAACAAAAACAATTCTTTGAAAGTATTGATATAGATGATATACTCATACCATTTCTAATTTACCATCCACAAAACGAATTTATTCTCGTCCTAACATTCTATCTCGAAAATGAGCTAGGAATTCCTAATGCACAAGACAAAATAGACAAAATACTAAGAGATCTACCCAAACTCAAATCAGAACTAGAGGATGAAATCAAACAAAACACATCACTCTCTAAGGAAGAAACCAAACTTTTCAAAACCCTAGATGATACACCAGGCATACCAACAACTCCATTTGAACCAGAAAAAATATCATATAGTTTCTATATCACAATTCCAAATATCAACTCTACCCTTGAAATATTTAACTCTTTTATCCTTAATCCAACAATACCATTTGCAGTCTGTGGGAAATTCTATAAGATCCTAAAGGATTTTATACCCAAGGATAATTGGGAACAATCCATTGACGACATAATTATACTCAAGATGCAAGATATTAATAACCCAAAGGAATATACAGATGTTGTCATGGAATATACAGAACAACGTTCAGATGAAAATGTACTTATTACAATGATTATCAACGTTAGTACTAAACGTAAAGTTGAACACTGCCTAATTATAGACGAAATTCTCCAGATTATCCCAAATGCCGATAGACCAACTACAGTCTCTCAAAATAAAATAAGTGGAACCTTTTATATTCCAAATCAATCCCTAAATACATATCTATTTGCCGACTTACTCCTCAATGATCCACTATTTGCAAGTATGATGGCTATCGATGAAAGTACAAAGGCAACCAAAATACGAGATAGTGTATATGTACATTTCAAAAACCAAGATATAGGAGAGGTTGCATTCAATATTACCGAAAAAATAGCAGAAAAGGGTGATCCCTCTCTAATCGGAAAAGATGTATTAGGAGAATTCAAATTTGGATCTACTTTTCTACGAATCAAAATTGTTCGAGCAGAAAATGATCAAGCCGTAATAAATTTTCAAAATCTATTTGGAAAACTAATAGCAATCTACAACAAACATAAACCTAAACTCCTCAAAATATACAAGGAATATATACCTGAATTCGGAACAGTCACCGAAAAGCCATACAAAAAACCAACCAAAATTATCCTCAAGAATATCGCACCCGAAGTATTTGTCAAAGGATATCCTACCCTATGCTTAAAACAACCAAGCATCATATCTGATTCTGAAATACCAATTGAGGAAGCGAAAGGTAAAAGTGTTATGACATTCCCAGCAACAGAAAATGAGGGAATTATCCAAAGAAATTATATATGTAACCACAAAGATCACCCATTCCCAGGACTCAGAGAAAATAATCGTCTGTCCAATAAAGATCTTGTCCCTTATCTTCCATGTTGTTACGCTAAGGATCACTCACAAACCAAAAATAATCTGTACCAACTATATTATCACGGTCAACCTCTTCAAAAACAAGACCAGGCATTCTCACGACTTTTGCTCACAAACAAATTTGCAAAGAAAGATATATATGGTACACTACCAGAAAACATAAATAATCTATTAAATATCTTTGCAAAAAATACTAATCAAATATTTGTTCGAAAAGGAATGGAGTCCGATACAAGTTCCTTACTAGAATGTATCTCAACAGCTCTAAGTGGAACCTTAGACCTCAATATGGAGAATATTGAAACTATACGACAAAATATGGCCACTGATGAGAATGCCGCACTATGTAAACAGTCAATGTACGATTACACAATACAAGAAATTAAAGATATTATCCAAGATCCACTACAAAATATGCCCTCACAACTATTCGTATCCATGCTACAAGAAATATTTAATTGCTACATCTTTGTCTTCACTAAAACTCTACACGAAGGCTATGCAACTATCGTCAAACCTAGATCCCTTGAAACATATCTAGAGTGGATCCAAGATTCAGATAGACCTGTTATACTTTTGTATGAACACTATGGAACAAAAGCAGACTTTTCAGAACAACCAAAATGCGAACTCATTGTAGAATGGAATCTGAATAAAAAAATAGAAACACAATCTGTATTTAACCTACAGTCACCTCTCATTCAGACAATACAAAAATTATATACACAATCAATACAAGGCTCCAAGCTTGGAAACCCTATCCCAAGACTTACATTCCCTATTCTAGATAAACTAAATATAATATCCCAAGGACTGGATACTTACGGTAAGTGTAGAATGCTTCTTATTGATTACCAAGGAGATATTGGAACATTATTAACATCACCAATGCCACCACTTTCATTTCCCATACAAGAAGACCTCCAAATTAAAATATTCACAAATAAAACTGGAGAAAAGATGAGAAAAGAATGGAATCTCACTCGAGACCAAGATTCTGGTAAATTACATCGTACCATCGGTAATGTTGAACTCCAGGTTCCTCTACAGGATTTCAAGTCCAAAACAGGATATGTAGACATGCAGAATTCATCATTCCATAACTTTAATAAATATAAAAAACTGGCCAGGTATATAACTTCATATGCACTATGGTTATATTCCCACTTCCTTTTTAATAATGGTCTAGAACCATCCGATGATTCACTACTCCAATTTGTAGATAATCATATTATAATAGACCCCACATTTATCTACACAGAAGTACCAAAAGCATTTTCTCTAACTAGTGGAGTAATGAAAGATAATAAACTTGTTATAAAATCTCAAGAAGCCCTCAAAAGACTCCTATTCAAAATAAGATTATTATCTAAAAATTCAAAAAAGACAAAAATGTATCGAAGCCAAACACAAATATCAGATTACTATTTTGATATTACCGACTTTACCTCTCATACAAATCAGATCATTATTGAGGGACAAATCTCTGTACTAAATCTCATCGATGAACAGGATACCAAACTCCTCCTCGTTGATCATATCATACAAAACAGAAAATCACCATATGTTTTCTCTAATATACTAGTACAAGAAGGAGAACCATTTATAGCACAACAGGCACCTACATTACCGTGTGCAATACAAATATTACAAAATTGGTCCGAAAAAGGAAATAATGTTGGATACCAACTAGATCAGCAAGATATTGATTGTGAGGTAGATAAGCTAGATTGTATATTCCATATTTATGTATCCCCCAAAGAGATTACTTCCTACAAAGTAGGAAAAGGAACAGACAAACAAATCATTGGATATAGAACTGAAGAAGGCAATAATTTTATTGCGCTAATTCCACTAAACTAAACCCAAAAGGTATCTACTTTTTTGACTTACTACTCTTAGCAACACCAGGTCGCTTGACCTTTTTAGGTTCTACACTGGTACTCTCTAGACTCCTAGTTAAGGCATCTACTGGATCATCTTCCTCCTCTTCTTCCAACATTTGTTCTATCTCCAGATTTTCCAACATCTCATCATAGATCTCTTGGTTATCAACATTATAGTCTAAATTTAACTTACCTACAAGGTCAGCAATATCATCCTTATCTGGATCATCAAGTTCAAAGATCTGTCGATTACAGTTAGTACAATAGAGTAGATCACCTTCGTAACCTATAATATTAGTTCCTTTACAAATAGGACATACTCCAAAAACAACTATCTCTTGATTCATTTATTCTATACCTTACTAATTTAAATTTGAAAAAATATTAACGAGATGACTTTCGGGATGCCTTACGGGATGCCTTGCGGGATGCCTTACGGGATGCCTTACGGGATGCCTTACGGGATGCCTTACGGGA